GGAGCAGACTTGGAGGGTTCCGCTTAGTTGGACAACCTGCCTTGCTCTACGCTCTACATTCCGCGAGAACCTTGAAATTACCCCTGCTTTATCCGATTGGGCAACCAATGAGTTGAACACAAGAATCAACCCATCTTTGGCTCTTAGAGAGCTTGAAACAGCCGATGGAGATGAAGACTTATTCCCGCATCAAAGGGCTGGCGTAGCCTTCTTAGCAACCGCTAAGCGAGCACTTCTAGCCGATGAGCCGGGACTTGGTAAAACTGCTCAAGCCATTCGAGCCCTTAAGAAATTGCAAGACAATGGGGAAGAAGTCTTCCCTATTCTTATCGTTTGTCCTAACACTCTAAAGAAGAACTGGGCTCGTGAGTTTGCTCGTTGGTGGCCAGAAGTCTCTACTCAAGTAATCAAGGGAAGTTCAACTCAACGCAAAAAGCAGTTTGAAACAGAATCAGAAGTTTACATAATTAACTGGGAATCACTTCGCTCACATTCACGACTTTCTGGTTATGGCTCTATTGCCCTTGTTCATTGCAAAGCTTGTGGAGGACTTAACGAGAGCATTACAGAGACTCGTTGCGAGGTTCATCTGCGTGAGTTAAATAAGATTGATTTTAAAGCTGTAGTAGCCGATGAAATTCACCGCTCTAAAGATCCAAAGTCAAAGCAAAGCCGTGCTCTTTGGTCTGCTAGTGGAGATGCAGAGATTAGGTTTGCACTTACTGGAACACCTATTGCAAACAATGTTGTTGATCTTTGGTCTATCCTCCACTGGCTATCTCCAACAGACTGGCCTTCAAAGACAAAATGGATTGATCGAATGATTGACATCATGCTCAACGCATTTGGCGGAATGATGGTTATTGGTGTTAAACCTTTAATGCAAGATGAGTTTTATAAAGGTGTGAACCCTGTAATGCGTCGTATGCTCAAAAAGGTTGTGCTTCCTTGGCTTCCTCCAGTGATGAATGAGCGCAGAGATATTGAAATGTCTCCTAAGCAGAAGAAAGCTTATGATCAGATGCGCAACACAATGATTGCTGAGCTTGAATCTGGAGACGCTCTTACTGCTCCTAGTGTTCTAACTCAGACAACTCGTTTGCTTCAGTTTGCTAGTTCTTATGCAGATATAACTGTAGATGAATCAACTGGCGAGATGAAGACAGTTCTTATTGAACCATCTTGCAAAGTAGATGCTTTGATGGATGATATTAAGAGCGGTGACTTCGGAGATGACTCCGTTGCGGTTTGTGCTGTATCTCGTCAACTAATCGAAATTCTTAGCGCTGCTATGACTAAGGCAAAAATTCCTCACGGGCTTATCACTGGTGCTCAAGATGAAGACGAGCGACAGAAAGCAGTAGATGACTTTCAAGAAGGCCGTATTAAGTGGATTCTCTTTACTGCTCAAGCAGGAGGAGTTGGTATTACCTTGACTGCAGCACGGCGTTTAGTTATGCTTCAGCGTCCTTGGTCACTAGTTGATCATCGCCAAGCACTCGATCGTGTGCATCGTATTGGAAGCGAAATCCATGACTCTATTGTTATTATGGATTATGTAACAGAGGGAACTATCGAAGAGCGAGTTCTTCAAGTTCTAGAAACAAAGTCAGATAACTTTGAACAAATTGTTCGAGATAAAGATCAACTGGTGAAGTTGCTCAAGGATGATAAGGCAGGAACGCTATGAGTGATGTTATAAGGCTCTCTAATTCAGAGTTACAAACATTTAAAGATTGTCGTCGTAAATGGTGGCTTGCTTATTATCGCCGTCTACAACCTAAGTATCGAGATATGACAGGTGCACTTGCGTTCGGAAGTCGCATTCACGCAGCCCTAGATGCTCACTATGCACAAGGGGTTCCACTAATTCAAGCACACGCTGAACTAGTTGAAACAGATCGTCAAGCACTCCTTGCAGAGTTCTACGACACAAACAAGCTTGAGCAAGAAGCAGAGATGGGTCGCATCATGCTTGAAGGCTATGAGCAGTGGGTATCAGAAAATGGTATCGATGCAGAACTTGAAATGATTTCAACTGAAGAAACAATTATTGCGCCACTCTTTAACGGAGATGTAGAACTTCAAGGAAAACTTGATATGCGTGTTCGCCGTAAGGCTGATGGTGTTCGTATGTTCCGCGACTTTAAAACTGTTGGTGGTTCGCTCAGTGATTTTGCAAACCTTGCTCCTATGAATGAGCAGGTTATGACATACATGTTGCTTGAAGCAACAAAGATAGATGAGAAGGAGCGTTCTGAAGGTGGTATCTTCACGATGCTTAAGAAGGTAAAGCGAACAGCAAATGCTCGACCACCTTTCTACGATCAAATTGAAGTTCGTCATAATATTTTTACAATGCGTTCTTTTTGGAATCGCATTCACGGAACGATTGCTGATCTAATGAATGTTCGTAAGGGGCTTGATGAAGGTGGAGATCCTTCGTATCTTGCATACCCAAGACCAACTAATGACTGCAAATGGAAATGCCAATTCTTCGCCATATGCCCAATGTTCGACGACGGAAGCGCCGCAGAACAAGCACTTGGCGATGCATATGAGGTCGCCGACCCATATGCGTATTACGAATCAAATGAGAAAAAAGGAGGCGAGTAACGATGGGCGACATTCAACGCTCTCTTACAGTCATGGTGTACGGTGAAAGTAAGGTTGGTAAATCCAGTCTTGCAGTCACAGCTCCATACCCTCGTCTCATGCTTGATGTTGAAGGCGGTCACAGGTTCTTGCCTATCGTCGTCAAGTATTGGGATCCATTGCGAGAGGAACCACCTCTAGCAGACGGCACATGGGACACAGTGGTAGTCACAGTTCGTGATTACGACACTGTTCTTAAGACATACCAGTGGTTGCAACTTGGAAAGCACCACTTCAAGAGTCTAATCATTGACTCAGTGTCTGAACTTCAAGTTAAGTGCTTGGAAAACATTGCTGGTGTTAATCAAATGACTCAGCAACAGTGGGGTGAATTATTGCGTCATATGGGTGGTCTCTTGCGAGATCTCCGCGACTTAACAATGCACCCAACTAATCCGTTAGAAGCAGTAGTTCTAACTGCAATGGCTCGCTTAGATAAAGATGGTCGCTATCGACCATATCTACAGGGACAACTTGCAATTCAGGCTCCTTACTTCTACGACATTCTGGGAGCTATCACCGTTGAAGAACGGGTTAACCCAGATCCAACTCAAATGCCATACAAGGTCCGTCGTATGTATGTTGAGCGTACTAACCAGTACGAAGCAGGAGAGCGTGTCCAAGGACGCCTCGGCAAGGTTGTGGAACAAGAGAATATGTCAATTGAGCGAATGCTCGACACTATCTTTGGTCCTAAACAAGAAGCAGCGGCAGCTGAAACTACAACACAGAAAGAAGAAAACGCATGAGTTCACGCAATTGGGCAGACCTCATTAAAGATGCTGGAGACTCGGGTAATTATGACCCGCTTCCAGACGGCGATTACGATCTCGTAGTCGTTGAAGCCACTGCGACAACATCGCAATCTGGCAAAACCATGTTCAAAGTAAAGGCGCAGGTTGAGGGCGGAGCCCACAACAAGCGTCTAGTATGGGACAACTTAGTTGTCTCACCCGATTCACCAGCGGCGTTAGGAATTCTTTTTGGAAAATTCCACGCAATGGGAATTGGCCGTAACTACTTCGATACTAACCCATCGAATGCTCAGATTGAGCAGACAATTATGGGTCGTCGATTCCGTGCACAGATTGGTAACCGTCTATACAACGGTGCTAAGAAGAACGAAATCAAAAAGTATTACCCAAGCGCACAGACAATTGCTGCGATGCAGGGCGAGACAGCCCCAACTCCAGTAGCTGCTGCTGCACCCGCTCCATCAGCTGCACCTGCGCCAGCACCTGCTGCCGCTCCTGCTCCTGTTGCAGCACCAGCAGCACCGTTCTAAAAGGCTGGTTTTGCTAGGTTGCTACCCGACGGGCTCGTTGGGTAGCAATTTAGTAAGCCAAAGAAGAGAGGTTATATGTTTATCTTAATGACAGGATGCACTGCATCTCAGTCCTCCCACAAAGCAATTAGCAGAAACCCTACATTTACAGGACTGCTTCATGATGCTTTTGTTGAGCTAGGACATACTGTTGAGATAACAAATCCTCTATTAAGTTACACAAAACAAGATTTAGATAGATACGATCTTATTTTTGTAGGTTTAGCATCCCCAACAAACATTTCCGCTCACTACTCATACGGGGCATTCGCCTTGGCAAATAAGGCAAGAGAGCTTGGGAAGCTTCGTCTTATCGTTGATACGCCTGAGCCACAAAGAATTAAGTATGCAATCAAAGCAATAAGTCTAGGTAACGAAGATTTTTACAAAGAGTTCTACTCAAAACGCATTCAGTTTGAGCAAGCATCTAAGCCAGAGAACAAAAAAGATATTATTGAGTTTATAGATCATCTACAAAATGATCCGTGGGAACAAACATATGTGCCAAGCATGCCTTGGTTCTCAAAGTCTTTTATAACAAAAGCCGTACCTAACTTACTAGAAGAGAGCATAGTTCCTCTTTGCTTTGATAGAGTCCTTATCGATGACTCTGAAGATAGAACAACACCTGTCTTTAAAAGCTTTTGGTGTGCAGATAGTCCTAGGTCAGCGTGGACAAAGAAGATTGCCAAAGGTTTGACTCTTCCTATTCACGCAACAAGGTATAGTAACTACAGCACTAATCGAGGTGTCATAGAGAATATGAAAAGCTCTGTTGGGACTTTGATAAGCACATATCAAGGGGGAGATCCTTGGTGGTCAGTAGCAATTTCTCAATCGTTAATGGCAGGTGTTCCTGTCGTAACTGAGTGGCGCCACACGGCGGAGCTAGGAGTGGAATGGGCGTATTTACCTTCGACGATAGAGGAAATGAGCCCGATGGAAAGACTGGGTATGGCTCAAAGTCAGAAAGATTTTTACAGAGAGGCTGTACCTTCATATGCGGACTCTTTGGAAAAAACAACCAAGGCACTGGACAACCAGAGCCCGTTGTTGTTAGTCTAGGCAAAACTATACGAAAGGATAGCGCGATGGCTAAAGTAGATATGCAGTGGGTCAAAGAACAATTAACTGAGAATCGCACAAAGCGAGTTGTCGGTAATCATGTGATTGCCCTGCTTGAAAAGTGGGAAGAACTAAAAAACACAGACCCAGATCCAGTTAAGAATGAAAAAAACCTTAGTGAGATTGTTGAATTATTTAGCAAGCTTTCTTTGGGTCATGTTCTTATTAAAGAGAACAAGAATGAATTCTGGGTTCAAGCTCAATCTGGTCAGCTGGTTATCGCTGATGAAGTACGAGTTAAGTGGAATGCCTTTGATGGTGACCTAGGTAAGTTACATAATGGTCGTCGTGGAAAGATTGTGTCTATCCGCTACGGAGATATTATTGTAAAAACTACTGATGGAAAAGAACCTGTAATAGAAGGTTTTCATTACACACCTCAACAACTAGAAAAACGAATGTCCTAATGAGAATTGGTAATTTAACCTTTGAAGTCTCAGGTATGTATTACCTTACCCTTATTGAACACGCAAATGAAAAAATCTCTGATTTCCTAGATATACCAGTGGAAGAACTGACACATCATGTGAGCTATGAGATTGATGTTGTTGATGACCCTAAAAAAGATGGCTATTACATAGGTAAAGTAGATGCAAGGATAAAAAATGTCTGACTCTAATGAATACATAAAGCAAGTAACCGATACACCATATCGAGTAGAGGCCCTAAGAGAGGCTGCTCGAATCACGACGCAAGATAGAAATACCAGTTACGGTGGCCCTGAAGAAAATTTTACAAGGACAGCTAAACTTTGGTCGGTTATCTTGGGTATTGATATCTCAAATGAGCAGGTTGCTATGATGATGATCGGATTGAAGATGGCTCGTTTTGCTCACGGCGCAGGATTTCAACCAGACACATGGATTGATATTGCTGGCTATGCAGGTTGTGGGTATGAGGTAGGAAAGCTAGAGCAAGAGTCTAAGTAATTAAAAATATCTTTACTTCTTCTTGACTGTAGACTATAACCCTAACTCATAGGAAGTAGGACTCATGGCTGCAGAACCTGTCATAAGTCCTTTTCCTGTCTGCGAATCTTGCTGGATGAGTAATCATGCTAAATGGGAACCAGAGAGCATGGATATAAATGGAAGAATCCTCATGCGTCTTAAGGGCGTAGAAGTCCCACAAAAGATTAATAATGGAACGGTAGAAGTCTGTTCTATGTGTGGAGTAGTGACTATCGCTGGAATATATGAAATGAAACTTACAAGTGAAGTATATTTTGGGGAGCAAGCAATACCAAATTTTGAACTAAACATTAACCCTGAAGAAGATCTTAGCTAGGAGATATATGAAAGACGATAGGCCAGGAGACTTTCTATGGGAAGAATGGCAAGGACATTCTTATGACACAAAGGTGGATTGCTCTGTAATCTATTACACCTTTGATCATATAGATTTAGAGAATGATTTAATCAGAAGAGCTCTAGCTTCAGCTCTGCAAAGAGATGGGGTTGCTATCTCCCTTGGAGATGGTTTTCGTTTGATAGAGCATTGTTTTCCCTACCAAGGATGGTCTGGAGTTCTTGAAGATGACAGCGAACATTCTGCTTGCGATAGTCTTGGAGAGACTGAGTACGGAGAGTTTGTTACCTTAGTTCGTCCAACTACTTGGATAGAAATATAATTAATATACTGCATATCAAAAGATACTTTTATACTTTATACTCTAATATAGTAGTATGTGGAAAGCTTCAGAAAACTTAAATTGGCAAGAAACTGCCACCTGCGCTGATCCTAAAAATAAGCATGCGGTAGATTGGTTTTTTTCTAAAGATTTTGATGAAAAATATGCAGCAAAGAATATGTGCTTTACCTGTCCTGTACGCTCCCAATGCCTCCAGTGGGCTCTAGAGCACAGACAGATCTGGGGTATTTGGGGCGGAAAAGATGAGGTAGATATTCGTAGAGCTTTATCCGTGTCTTATAACGGAGAAGAGACTAGACGCAGAAGATTCCCAAACTGTCCTTACTGCACAGCTCGTCCAGCAAAGCTAGAGACATCTATTGAACAACTACCTAACGGTGGTCGATGGACTACTGCAAAGGTTGTTACATGTACAGAGTGTGGCTTTGCATGGAAAAGTAGAACTAGTGCTAACGCTGTTGAAGCTTATAAATTAGATAAAATAGATAAGCAGAAGAAAAAAGACAAACAAAAAAACTACTAGTTAATCTTAAAGGTTTGCAGATGTTTTGCAGAACTCTAAATTAACCTTAAGTCTTTCGTTAGATGGTTCAATCTCTACAGCATCCTTAGCATGTTCATATGCTTCAACATAGAGACCAAGGTTCCAAGCAGCAATAGCCGCATAGTCATGCGGTGCTGCTCCCCAAGCCTCTGCTTCGCATAGATACTCAAGTGGCTTTACTTTTATTGATAAAGCCTCTACTGCACACTCGTATGAGTTAGCCCAGTCTTTTTTGTCGTAATAAACTTTTGTAAGATCTACCCAAGCTTCTCGGCGTCCCGGAGCAGTATCGATTGCTTTTCTAAACCACATCTCTGCTTCTTCTGGCAATGACTTACCGATAAAACGCATAGATGCAGCACGCTCTTGTATCCAACCAGCTGTTGGAAGATCTAGATGACGCTTTAGCTCTCTAGCTGCTTCTTCATTTTTACCGTAAAAATAAAGTTCACGACCATAATAGAAAGCATTACGGTCATTGTGTGGATCTTCTTTTACAGAAAGTGCAAGCAACGGTAAGTATTGAGCACGACTCTTTGTTGGGTCTGGGTGGTGATGTGTTTGAATAGCATCTGTCCACTCTTGTTTTTCTTCCATACCGTAAATGTAAAGACACTCGTGAACAGGGTGACGCCAGCGATATCCTTTGCGTGAGTGAATATGGTCGTAACTAAACTCTAATCCAGGAGTTCCGTCTTCATTAAAAGACCACACATGCTTGTATCGTGGACGAGTAACTCCGCGCTCCCACATAGCAGTCAAAGGTTCTTTCCAATTAGGAGTAATGACTTCATCTAAATCTAAAACAATACACATATCGATATCTTCTGGAAGAAGTGCTAGCGCAGCGTTACGGGCATCATCAAAGCGCCAAGGCATAATTTTAATATTGTGAACAACAATACCAAGCTCTCTGGCACGCTCTACAGTTCCATCTGTTGATCCAGTATCTGCAATCATTAGGTAGTCGGCGTCTTTAGATGCCTCAAACCACTTGTCAACAAACTTGCGCTCGTTAAGAGCGATTGCGTAGATTGCTGTTTTCATAATTATTTTTCTTCTACTTCTACTTCTTCTTTTTCATCTTTGTATACAAATACAGAATTTAATAATTTAAAATTTCTGCTGCTCACATAGCCGCCGTCTTGATTAAGTTTTGCATCTGCTATATCTTTATTTGGTGCCAATATTTGAACTACCATAGTAACTTCATATGTATAGCAGTAAGATTCTGATAAATCTATAATGTCTTCATTCTTTTTTTCTGTCATTTTATCTCCTTGATATATTGATAATGGTAGTAGCTATATGTTACTCCGTAGGAAGGGTTACTTCTTCCCAACTTAATTCATCTTCGTTCCACGAATACCTTGCGCCATCTGTCGGCATTGGAGTAGGTGCGTTCCAAAGATAAGTCTCTGAGTCCATTAGCCAAGAAGGATAAGGCTGAGGTGGCGCAAATCCAACACCATCAAAGGTGTAACCAATTCCTGCATAGTTTTTATTTAGTGGTCTTTTACCGCCTGAGTGAACACCACCCTGCATATTGTAGGAAGTTTGAATCCACTCGCCACCAAGATTATCTTCACACCAGTCGGGACCATCAGCCACAATTACTTGTGTGACAATTCCATCTTCTATCTTTGCGTAGTGACCCATTGTTATTCCTTTTCTCCATAGAGTGCGGTTGCATTTAGAAACTTTACATCTCGCTTAGTCATAATCCCACCGTTTGCTTCAAGTTGCGTATCAGCAGTTTCTTTGCTGTCAGCGACAATGTGAACCATCATCGTGACTTCATAAGAAAACACCTGCGTTACTTTCTCTTGCTTAATTTCTACTACATTATTTTTTTTCATTTTCCGTCTCCTTTAGACTGCGTATCGAACAATAACAATACCTGAACCGCCATTAACTCCGCCT